TACTGTTTTGTTACGGACAACAATGTGTCTACCTTTAAAAGCAGTAACATAATCCCATATAGGTCCAGGTTTTACAGTAATATCGGGAGAAGTTTTAAAACCTGAGCCACCGGAAATAATTTCTACTTCTCGTAGATATCCATTTTCTAATTTTGTTTTTGTTTCTACATTTCCGTGTGAAAATGATAATATCGGATCACAATATTTTATGCCTGGTCGTTCAACTTTAATTTTATCTATTTTAAATAAGGTATTAACTGTTATGTTACCACTACCAATCTTTGTTGTTGGTATTATATTTTGTGTAGGAGGTAAAATACTATAATTTCCTGAACTAACAACATCAAATTCAGGAATATTATTTTTAATATTTGTAATCTTAAAGGAAGCAGGAAACATAAATGCACCACCAGGAATTGTGTATAGAAAACCAGGAAAAAGTGTATGATAAGTAGAACTTACAAATTCTACATGTTCTAATGACATTATTGCTCGAACAGAGCCTCCTGCACCTACTGTTGTATATGGCATAGGAGCAAAAATTGAGAATTGATTTTGTTCAAGATCAGTAGATTGGACTAAAGTACAAACAGCCGTATTATTATCAATATCAGTAACAATAGCAGTCTTTAAACTTTTTACTTTATAATCTTTTACAGAGTTTGCACCTTTTATGTTGCATTTACAAGGTAAATGTGCTAAAATATACTTTTTAAGAAGGTCGGCGTTTTGCATACAAGTATTTATTGGTATTTTATGGAATTAAGAAAAGCACTAAACGGTATAGACAGAAAGAATAAAAAATTATATAGTACGTTAACTGAAAAGGAAAAGAAAAATTTTAGTTCTTGGCTGTTAATGCGGTATATATCTAATATAAAAGAAGGACCTTGGAGACTGTTTTATCATCATTTAGTCATGACAAACGAGTTTGTTAATGTTCATTTTAGTGATTTACGAAAGCATAAAGAACTCCAATGGTTACTGCTTCAACTTGTAGGCACTGGTAAGAATTTTTTTCATGAATTTATTAGTCCAGGAAAAAAAAGTAAAAAGAATAAAATTAAATTATGGTTAATGGAAGTATTACCAACAACAAAAGAACGTGATATAGACACGTTAATAGAATTAAATACGAATACGAGTATTAAAGATTATGCAAAGCAACACGGTATCAGTGATAAGCAAATCAAAAAAATCTTTAGTTGATTCTTTTATATGCAAATATTGCGGTAAAAGTTTTAAAAAAGAAAGCACTCTTGCAGTTCATTTATGCGAACAAAAACGCAGAGCAAGAATGTCTAAAGAGCAACACGTTAAATTGGGATTTTTTATATACTTAAATTTTTACCAATTTACAATGCCCCAGCAAAAAACACAAAAAGATTATACTGATTTTGCTCAATCCAGATATTTTATGGATTTTATTAAGTTTGGTAGACATGTTTTAGATTTACAATTAACTTCTGATTTACAGAAGGAATTTATAAATTATGTTGTTACAGAATCTATAAAATTAAAAGATTGGACAAAAGGAGAAACATTTGATAAATTTCTTAAAAAATATTTAAGTTATGAATCGGCCTTTAGAGCAGTTGAGCGGGCAATATTAACAGCAGAAGAATGGGAGTTAAAAGAAAATGAACATTGGACAATATTTTTTGACAAAGTTTCAACATTTAATGCAGTACATTTTATATGCACCGGACGTATTAGTCCTTGGGTTATTCTTGGTACTAATAGCGGTAATAGGCTTCTTCGAAGGTTAAATGAAGAACAATTAGCATTAGTAGAGAAATTTATAGATATATCATTTTGGGAAAGAAAAATAAAAGAACCCGACGAAGGTTTAAAAATTATAGACGAATATTTTCATGACTGACATTGATATTGATTTTAAAGATCGTACTGATATACTTAATAAGTTACATCACATTCCAGCATCTATTATTAAAGATAATAATGTTGCTCGACATAACACTGGTATATATTTTCATGAAATCCCAGTTGATCCGTTTACAGGCAATGCTACATTAGATTATAAAAAAGCAGAAGAATTGGGATATTTTAAAATAGATTGCCTTAATGTAAACATGTATAAAGATGTAGAAAGTGAGGAGCATTTATTACGATTAATAGATACTGAGCCTGATTGGGAACTATTTCAGCATAGTGAAATAGTAGAACAATTATTTCATATACATGATCATTTTAATATAGTTTCACAAATGAAACCGCAATCTGTAGAACAACTTGCTATGGTGCTTGCAATCATAAGACCAGCAAAGCGATCACTACTGGGAGAATCGTGGCAATCGATACAAAAACAAGTATGGCTAAAACCAATCGATAATTCATATTATTTTAAAAAATCTCATGCTATGAGTTATGCCCTAGCAATTGTAGTACAATTAAATCTACTTGTTGATTCAATCAACTTTTCTAACTAATTGTATTTGGCGTCGTTTAATTCTTTTTTTCAAAATATTTGCTAAACTAATAGAAGGTCCATATAAAACTTCAAAATCTTTAGCATTAAATGTCATAAGACAGTATTGAAATTTTTCAAATCTAGACTTAAGAACTATATTAATTGGTATCATCCTATTTGACTCAACCCACCATTCTTCGCCTAATTCTAAAAAGTCTTCTTTTTCTGTTGTATCATTTAATTTAGAATAAACGTAAACTGAACACACGGTGTTACATTGATTTTGTATGATTCCGACATATTCCCCCCCACCGTGTTTACATAAACTTAAAAATGGGAATCTATCTAGTAATTCTTTATGTTCGTCTGTAACTTCCATTTTACCTCTTCAACGTATTTATGATAAATAATTACAGCAGGTGTAGCAATGGCACAATCATTGACATTATATGATTACATCCATACTCAACATTTACTGTTGATTAGCGGACCCTCAAAAACGAGAAATGCGCCAATGAACAACAGAATATTAAAAGTTTACAAGGGTGTGGACAATACAATTAACTTTGATGTTAAAAACGAGGACCGAAAACCCGTTAAATTAACTAGTCAAATTATACAAGCTAATTTAGTTAATCATCAAAACAAACAACTTATATTTTCTAGAACTTGTAAAGTAGAAGATGATCATGCAGGTAAAGTTCAACTTACTATTTTAGATTCTGATGTAGCCGGCATCGATGAAGGATTATACGATATAGCATTCACTTATACTAACAACGAAGGGTCTACCAAACCATTATTCACAGATCATAATGACAAACAAACAGCAACAATCCAAATATTAGATGGTTCGTTGCCTAAACTGTCATCTACAGTTATTGTCAATTCGTTTGCTATTGATCCACAAAATAATGGCAAAACTAATGAAGATCAAATGTATAGTAGCGGTTATGCTGGGGATGCACAGAGTAACGATAGTAATGGATTGCATACCTTTGCGGCATATACTACAGCATTTACTGGTAAATTATATGTCGACGGAACATTAGATGCGTATGCTGATTCAAGTGCAGGATGGTTTCCAATACGAATAGGTTCTGTTACTGACTATGTTACATTTTCTGCTCATACCGGAATAACTCCGTTTAACTTTTCTTCTAACATAATGTGGGTACGATTTTCATTTCTTGCTGATTCTGGAACATCTGGGGTTGACAAAATTCTCTATAGAACGTAAAATAAGTATATGAATATTGTACAAGATTTAGTATTATCTTACTTGCCTCTTGGCTCTAAAAGGAGTCCATCTGGTTGGACAACTTTAAATTGTCCTATGTGTACTCAATTTGGTCAGCCTAGGCCCGATACACGGAAACGTGGCGGGTTTATGTTTGCTGATGAATCTATAGTGTATCATTGTTTTAACTGTGGATTTAAAGTAGGATGGAAACCTCCCCAAAGATTTACTGATAGGTTTAAAAAATTACTTAAAGGATTAGGAGTACCACGAGAAAAAATACAGAGAGTAACATTAGAAGTTTTACGGATGGCAGATGAAACCGATACTACAACATTTTCAAAAAAGAAAGAACAAAGTATTACTCCAGATTGGCCTGAAATAACATTACCTCCTAATTCCAAACCTATTTTTAAATGTGAACCAACACAAGAATTTATTAATGCTGTAGAATATGTTGCTAATAGGGGGTTGTTAGATTTAACAGAATGGTATTATAGTCCATCTGATTTTGGGCAGATGAAAAATAGAATAATATTACCTTACAAATATAAAAATAAAATTGTAGGATATACCGCTCGTTGGATAGGTGAAAAACAATATAAATATCCTAAGTACTACCAACAACAAAGCAAAGATTTTGTTTTCAATTTAGATGCACAGACAAAAGAAAGAAAATATGTTATAGTTGTAGAAGGGCCGTTTGATGCAGTTGCTATTGATGGTGTTGCTATAGGTGGTAATAAAATTAATTATAGACAGGCAACTATAATTAATCAATTGAATAAGGAAGTTATTTTTGTACCAGACCAAGACAAACCAGGAATGGAGATGGTTAGACAAGTTGTTGATTTAGGTTGGTCTGTTAGTTTCCCTCCATGGGATGAAGCAAAAGATTGTGCTGAAGCAGTTTTAGCATACGGTAGATTATTTACATTAACAAGTATTTTAGAATTTATTGAATATAACACAACAAAGATTCAAGTTAAGGCAAAACAATGGAAGTAACTGAAAAAGAATATACTGAAGATATGCAAAAACTTTACATTGAGTTTTTGTTGTCTGATCCAGAATTGTATGCAAGGTGTCAGGCGATTATAGATGCAGAATATTTTGATCGAAAATTAAGAAAAAGTGTTAAGTTTATACAGGAACATGTAAACGGATATTCAGTTGTACCAACTCCCGAACAACTTAAAGCACAAACCGGTGTAGAATTTACACTTGTTAAAGATATAGATGCACGACATGACGAATGGTTTTTAGATGACTTTGAACAATTTTGTAAACACAAAGCACTTGCAAATGCAATTCTTAATTCTACAGATTTATTAGAAGAAAATCAATTTGGTGCAGTTGAAAAAATGATCAAGGATGCAGTACAAGTTAGTTTAGCAAAAAATTTAGGTACAGATTATTATACCGAACCTGCAGAAAGATTACGTAATTTAAAAACACTAAACGGGGGCACAAGCACTGGTTGGCAAACCATGGATTCAAAACTGTTTGGGGGGTTTAATAAAGGCGAACTTAATATATTTGCAGGAGGTAGTGGAGCAGGCAAGAGTATATTCCTGCAAAATCTTGCATTAAACTGGTCACTAATGAGATTAAATGTTATATATGTAAGTTTAGAACTAAGTGAAAACTTAACTGCAATGCGTATGGATGCAATGAACACTGGATATTCAACAAAAGATTTATATAAAAATTTAGATGATGTTGATTTACGTATTAAAATGCAAAAGAAAAAAGCAGGATCAATACAAATAGTACAATTAACTAGTGGTTGTACAATAAATGATATACGGGCATACTTAAAAGAATATACAGTACAAACAGGCATACGACCTGATTGTATATTAATTGATTATTTAGATTTAATGATGCCAGCACAAAAGAAAGTACCACCGAGTGATCTGTTTATTAAAGATAAATTTGTTAGTGAAGAACTTAGGAATTTAGCAGTAGAATTAGATATATTATTTGCAACAGCATCACAATTAAACAGAGGTGCAGTAGATGAAATTGAATTCGATCATAGTCATATTGCAGGCGGTCTTAGTAAAATACAAACAGCAGATAATGTTATTGGTATATTCAGTTCACGAGCAATGCGAGAACGTGGACGAATACAAATACAGTTTATGAAAACTAGGTCCAGTAGTGGTGTCGGACAAAAAGTTGATTTAGAGTTCGATATTAATACATTGCGGTTGCGAGATTTATCAGAAGAAGATCAGGAAGAACAAACGTCTGGTTCAATATTTGAAAGTATTAAAAAGAAATCAACTATGAATAAAATACACGAAAATCAAATAGTTGAAGAATCCGTAGATCATGCTGACAAATTAAAATCATTATTGAAAACTATAAACTAAAATTTTTAATAATGAATCTCTCCCCTCGTTAGTGAGAGGTCTGTTTTGCCATATACTTGTTACTGCTTGTGAGGCATTACTTTTAATTTCTTCACCTATATTTGCATTATCGGGATGTAAGGCTAAAGCAGGAATAGCCTCAATAGCCATAGTAATCGGAGTTATGTCTTCAACTGGAGCTAAGGCTTGATGAAATTGTTCCAGTTCATCGTCAGTATAGCCCCCTAATCTATAAGGACTGGGGTTTCTTTCTAATAGATACGCTCGCATATTAGTATTTATAGCTAAATATACAAAAGAGGTTAAGGCTTTGGAAAAACAAACTAGAAGTATCTTAGAAGAAATAAATTCA